TGTCCATTTTTTAGTTTTGTAAAACGTTAATTAAACTTGTTAATATATTCGGCTCATCTTTTACTGGAGTGACTAATGTCGGCTCTGTATCTAATAGTGAATTTTTACCTAAATTGAATGCCTCTAATTGGAATTGCTTTAATGCTATTTCCAACCTACCAAAGCCTTCATCTGTCAAGCTACCATCTTTTAATAGCTTAATCATTTTTGCAACCTGATCATTTATCTCTGCCATTGTCAAAGACTTGAACCCTGTGAATGGAGTCATAGGATTAGCGCCCAAAGTTACATTTGATCCTTCGTATAATTTAATCTCTTTGATCATGCGAATCCCTGTCTTTTGATCATAGTCTGATTTAATAGTTGAAAAACCAATCGAATGCTGAACTACAATTCCCTCAGCGTAAAGAATCATTGCATCTCTGCCGTATGATGTAGGTGCTATTTTACTTTCAAAGTATATACCTCTCTCTTGAGCCTCTAAAACCATAGGCTTTCCATGCGGCTGGGCATAGTTATGCTGATTTAAAAAGAATATCTCATTCGATCCCATAGGACCACGCTCTGCGATTGTTTTTGTTGCGGCACCGGGCATGATAATATCATCATCATAATCCTCATTGCCAAAACTTGCAAAGTAGCCTGTAACTGTCATCCTTTCGGAATCCATGTCCTTTATCTCGGCATTGTAGTTCTTAAATTCTAATAATCCTTTCATCTTTACAAATATATTAATTTTTTAAATATCAAAATTATCCTTTAATATAAGGCGCAGTTCTAGGTTTTAATATAGGCAAACCATCTGAGTCCAATGTTGCTTCTGTAGCCATAACGCAACGGCAATTTACAACCTCACTAGCAGGTATTTCATTTAACTCATTACCAACATCTCCAGGATACATCATCATACTAGAACCAACCATAAAAGGCTGATTAATTGGTATCCTTTCTGTAGTCATTGCTAAATGAGTTCGCCTTGTCCGTTTATCTTTTGTATTTATCCAAAACTTAGCAACTTCATAATCAGAACTCTTAGCACCTTCATTGATGCCATGATTTGCAGCAGTTGTAGATTCAGTCCTAGCAATAACTAAAGACCTTGCACGATTAAATGAAGGATCGTTTAGTGTTTCCTCAAATAGTTTAGCCTGTTCTCTTCTGGACAAATTTTGTCCCAAAATATTAGCTAATAAGTTGTTAATTTTATCTCTAGTTGTTTCGTCTATACCTTGAACTTTAGTGCCTCCAATTAGCCTAAAATACTCAACCATCTCAATATACCATTGAGGATTAAAGAAATCTGTAATAAAATCCTTTTTAGTTTTAGGTACTGAATTACGTATCCAGTCATAAGAGAATGTAGCTGCTGATACGCCGACTTTTGTATAGATTTTTTCTAATCCAGAATACAAAGGCTTTTGTTGAACTAAGAACTGGATGTATAATTCTATGTTATCAAAGTTATCTTCATTCACAAAATCAGCAACTGCCGATGTCTGCTCATCTAATGCGTTCTTAATAATAGGATAAGCATAAGCCTCATATTCTTTATGAAGTTTTAAATAGGTTTTGTGGTATTTAACACTACTTGCCATTTATTGTAGCATTGTTATACGCCTGGTCTAAAGATAACTCCTCAATAGGTACTAAGTTAGCGGGTACGTAAATATTCTGCATCTCTGGAGTGCTAATCTTATCGTAACCTTGAGCAATACGTTTCTCATCAGGAGTTATCCAATATGAGTTAGCTAACCAATCTGTTAGTTTTGCCATATCCTCCTGCATCTCAGGATAGCTACTAAAGTCAAAATCAAAGTAATATTTCTTGCCGTATGCTTTAGCGTATGGCTCACAAACAAACTTGTTTATAGCATCTCTGATCTTCCGAGATAATGGAGCAGTTGCGTTATAGATTAACTGCTTTGATGCCCAACCCATATTATTATCTGTAGAGGCTGATTCACTACCTGAGAATTGAATAGGAACATGAAAAGCAGTAAATATCTTGCGAGTATCTATGTTAAGCGATTCTATTAATTGTAGATCAGTAGATGGTAATCCAATCTGAGTCCATTTTAGCGGTCCTGATGATGGGAATATACGATCCATCAAAGTCTCACCACGTTTTGCATCAACAATCTTTTCCTTTAATAGATTCATTTGATCCTTTGTCAAACTTGCACCATTCCCATCAGGAGAAATAAAGCCCATAGCACCACCATTACGGATCTGCTTTAATAATTCGTTATCGCCTTCATTTTCTTTTAATACGTTCCGATATATAGCTTTTATAGGTGACTGTCCGTATAATTGCGCTCCTGTTAAAGTAAAGTCAGGATTAAATGATTTGAAATGCACAACCTGATTAGCAGGTAAAGGCACTTCCTCAATATATATAGATGTCAAAGAATATCCTTTAATTGGCTCAAACATACCGCCTGAGATAATCTCAATCCATTGACTAGGTAAGCAGTATAGTTGTGACCAGATTTGTTTCTCGGTCATCACATCATCTTTACCATTGCCAAATATATAACCATCGCCTGTACATAGGTAAAACCCTGCAAGATCAGTCATCCATTCCTCATAAGTCTGTAAAGGATTAGGCTTTGCTAATAAATCAAGTATAGGATTGTTTTCTACCTGATTAAACATCTGCTCTTTAAGTTGCAATGTTCTCATCTTAGCAGATGCACCCTCAGCCATAGACATATTCTCATATATCTTTAAATCCTTTTTTGTTACTCCCTCTTTGACTTCATAAAGACAATAAGCGCATTCCGCAACCTTTTTACTAATAATATCAATGCAAGTGTAAACATCAGCGTTCTTTTGGAATCCCTCTTCAACAAACTTAATCTTATCTGAAAAATCAACTATAACCTGATTATTTCCAATCCATCCAAATACGTTTTGATTGTAAAGGTTAGCAGTTATGCTTTGCTGCAATCCGGGCATCAAAGACTGTAATTGATTTTGGGCTGCCTTTTCAATATCAGCCTTAAAGAATTTTTGTAGTATGCCCATAATTACCATTCAAATGAATATTCCTGTACAAATTTAGATGCCAACTTATTTAATGCCACGTATCTCAAAGGATCTATGAGGTGATTAAAGGCATCAATCGGCTCATTTAACATTTTGCCTGTTTTATCTTTTTTCCAAATATATGAATAAAGTTCCTTTTTTAGATTATGGCTATTTGCCGTAACATTTATCTTATATCTTTTAAGAATGTCTATGCCTTGCTTAATGGAGTCTGGTCCTTTGATTGCTCCATGAATGTTAAAACCCTCTGCATATATTTCCTGTATAGACTTTGGCTCTGCACTATCTGCTATTATCTCCTGCTCTGGGCTTACCTTAAAATCTCTTAGCTTTTGGCAGATATCCATGTTTGTTAGCCTAGTTTCATAGCACATCTCATTTACCCACAACTCGCCTTCAGACTTATAAACCTCTATTATGCCTGTCGGATCATTCGTAAAGCCAAAGTCAATGCCATAACTAATTAACTCAGCATCTTCAGGTATTGCCTCACATATTGCCCAATTCCTAAAGATAACTCCTTCAATCTTGCCTGTTAAACCTCTAGCATATACATTCCATAACTCCTGATCTAATTCCTTTATAGCTTCTATTCTTTGATGGTCTTCCTCTGATAGGAATGGATTATGCCGATGGTCTGAGATGATTAATTTAGTATCTGGCTGACCGATTAGCTTAGTATGCGCCCAGAACTCGTTAGTAGGATTGTAATCTATATAAATTTTATTCTTTGTCCTGATTGCTAACTGCCAGTAAATTTGATAGCTTATACCATTAGCCTCATTCACAAAAAGGTAGTCACGCTTACCATTCTTTGCTGATTGCTCATTCTCGAATGAAACAAACTCAATAAGTGAGCCGTTCTTAAAATAAATTATCCGTTCTGTCTTATTCCAAAACTTTAGTTGAGATTGTAGGTATTTGTTATCTGCAAAGATATTTTCAGCATCTCTGTAAGCACCTTTACGCAAATTAGGTAAAGATTCTCCTGCAACAGTTATAACTGACCTAGCCTCATTAACTGCATTATAAAATAGCAGTTGCATAACAGAGTAAGTTTTAGATGATGCCGTGCCTCCCTGTAAAATACAAACCTTTTCTTTAGTGTTGTATGCTTCATAAAATACTGGACTGCAATCAAACATCTATCTCGTTCTCGCTATGTGACAAAGGAGGTGCAGTATTGTAAACATTTGGAGCAGGTACTCTAAAATTAATATCTCCATCTAATGTCAGGCTTTGCGATGCTTTGCCATAGGCACGATCTAATAAAACCTCAGCTGCTCTAACATCACCTTTTACTGCCTTTGCTCTCAGAGCCATTAAGATAGCTTTTGCTGCTTCTATTCCATCCTTCTCCTCACCTAATACATCAGCTAGTAAAACATCTAACTGTGGAATTTTCTTTACTCTGCCATTTGGATTGCCAGATACTCCTTTTTTAAATCTAGTATTTCCACCTCTTTTAAGAGATTCCTCGCTGCTTGTAATCATTATGTACCTCCTTTAAAAACTCTTTGTATTCCTTTTTATCGCCGTATTTAACATGGCAATCTCGACATACTGCCATTAAATTATTTATATTCTCAGGCTCTTTAGTACCACCCATTCCTCGACATTCAATATGATGTATATCTATTGCCTGAGCCTTGCATATCTCGCAGGGTATAAAATCAGACTGATCAAAGCCAAAGTAAGATAA